AAAACCCGCCGCCATCAGAATGACAGCGACAGGCACGGGAATAAAACTCAGAATAGCTTCCATGATGGTTTCCTCCTATGTCACAGATACTTGTTGGCCCCAGAAATTGCCCGCCAACTGGCAGGGCCGCAGATGCCATCCACGGCCAGCTTGTGCTTCTCCTGCGCTTTCAGCAGGGCGTTTTCGGTTTTTTCTCCAAAAATGCCGTCCGGGGTCAGCCCCAGCAACCGCTGGAGCATCTTTGTAGCCGCTCTGTTTGCATCCCCGGTACAGCCCCGGCGGATGGTCGGCAAAATGAATTTCAGGTAGGTGGTGCTGGGGTACTGGCCCGGCGTGGTGCAGAGCCACGTTGCTTTCGTGCCACGGGTGTCGGCGTGGACAAATGCTCCACGGCTGTGCCAGTAGATGCCGATGCCGCCGAACCCCACGGCCTGTGCAAGGATGCCCAAGGCCACCGGGTTGATGCTGCGGTTTGCCGTCCGCCAGTCCGCCGCCATGCCGTAACGGTGCTTACTGCCTGAGCTGCCTTTAACCGCCGCATTATGCGGAATGCAGCGGTAGCCGCTGGTGATCTTGAGCGGAACGCCCAGTACATCCCGGATGCGCTGCAGCTTGTCCACCAGCTCTGTGTCGATCATCTGGGCGGTGCACTTACCGCACTGGCACTCGAACTCGTCGCGGGTGAAATTTTTACTCAGCGCGGTGGTGTCACCGCGCTGATAGGTTACGACGCTCATAAAATCAGCCCCTTTCACAGAAAATCATGACTTTCCAAAAGCTCATCGTAAACGCGGTTGATATTATCGATGGCATGGACGCACTTTCCATTCGGAAAATTTTTGTGCGTCTGGCAGTACGTTTCATAGTCATGGACGGTATCAAGCATTTCATCGAAGTGCTCTTTCGTATGCCGCCGGTCGTGGAGCAGCTCATCATTGAACCGCAGGATCTGCGTTCTCCAAAGGCTGGCAGTCTGGGCATCGTCCTTGGCGATGTGCTCATCAAGCCTTTCCCGCGTCTCGGTCTGGCACTGCTGCATCGTATCAAGCCGGGCCATCACATCAGCATTCAGGGCGTGTCCGATGATTTTCGCAAGCCTGCTCCACGGATTGATCTTGATGGGCGAAACCTCAATGAGCGAGAGCAGCACCAAAACCATCCCGCCACCGCTCCAGAACAATTCTTTCAGATTCACAAGCCATCCCCCTCACTGAACCAGCGCGGCGATTGCCTGCAAATCAAAAATCGGAGCATCAAAAAACGCTCTCGCCCACAGCCAGTAGTCTTCGGACTCCGGGCGGCGGTACTTTTGGCAGAGTGCCGATGCCCAAACCCGGTTCCAGCGGGTCTGATAGTCCGCATCCCGACGCTCAAGGCTCCGCTGGATGTTTCCTACCAGAT